CAAACGACTCCGTGCAGAGGTAGTTAAGGGCAGTGCCACTCCAATTGGCCTGTACCAGACCCTATACAAGTACTCAGATGCCAATTGTGTGTTGGTGTTTGATGACTGTGACAGCATCTTGCTAGATGACGTGGCACTTAACTTGCTAAAAGGTGCCTTGGACTCCGGCAAGAAACGTAAAATTTCTTGGTTGTCAGAATCTAGTGCTCTGCGCCGTGAAGGCATCCCAGACAGTTTTGAGTTTAAAGGTAGTGTTATCTTTATCACAAACTTAAAGTTTGACAAGATGAAATCGCAAAAATTGCGGGATCACCTGGATGCTTTGCAGAGTCGTTGTCACTATCTGGACTTGACTTTGGACACCATGCGTGACAAGATTCTGCGTATCAAACAAATTGCCAGCGATGGCGTGTTGTTTTTGGACTACGAATTTGAACAGTACCAGCAAGACGACATTATTGAGTTCATGAACACCAATCAAGAGCGGTTGCGTGAGATGAGCTTGCGTATGGCGCTGAAAATCGCAGACTTGGTCAAGAGCTTTCCTGCAAAGTGGAGACTGATGGCCGAGACTACATGTATGAAGAGTGCCTAAAATGAGCTGGATGATTGTATTAAATACAGTTGTCATGGTGTTGTGTTGGCGCTGGGCCACCCGTGATTTTGAACATGGCAATACTGCCATGGGGTGGTTCAACATATTTTTCTCAGCGTGGAATGGGGCATCAATAGCAAGTGCCATTTTTTAAAGGAATCATGATGTTTGAAAAATTTGCAGTTTGGTTTGGAACATATCGCAAACCAATTGGATACACAATTGGTGGTATCAATGTGCTAAGTGGCCTACAGTATTTTGCGCAAGGTAACACCGCACAAGGTTGGTTGTTTTTCATGATTGGTTACATTATACTTCTTGACACTTGGGACAACTAAATGAACGAACGAATTGCAGAGCTAAAGTCACAGTGTATTTTTCGTGAACAACGCGGTACCAATGCCTTCAACAGTTACATGGTAGATCGATTTGATAGTGAAAAGTTTGCTGAGTTGATTGTGAGAGAATGTGATCGTTATGCTAGGAGTGCCTGGGAACATGGTCCGTTGCTGGGTAGAGATCTGCTTATACATTTTGGTATTGTAGAGGCAGAAGATAATTAAGTGTAACAGGGAGATTGACATGGACGTGACCAGAGTTACTGCATACAACAACGAAATATATCAGCGCACGGAATACAAGCGTCTGGAACAACGGCACGAAGAGCGTAGACTAGAAGAACGTCGCAATAAATATCAATCCGAAGTCAACGAACAAAAGCGTATTGAACGTAATCGCCAACTGAATCAACCCGGACAGAATGTGGATCGGCTAGCTTAATAGATTACCGGATGGCCATTTTAGTCTAGCTCCTAGGCTATCCGTTTTATACAGGTACCCGTCAAACGGTACCTGTTTTTTTGACTTGTAGTGAGATAAATGTTATAATACACAATGACTCCCAATAGACCTCTTGAAGTTGAATCACCCAGAAATCTTTATAAGTGGGCTCGGGTGTGGAACAGCGCCCAGCGTAAATTTTTTGTACAAGACGTGCAACTACGCAGAGAAAAACAAATACAAGATTTTTTGGTATTGAATGAATTTCAATCAGTACAATTTATATCAGATACTGATGTGTTTGACCAGTTTGATGCCATGCCAACGGTTAACGCAGGAGCCGATATTGTAGTGATTACAGATCAAAAATTTAGTCGTTACCCCTGTCCTGTGATACTTGATAAAATACAACAACACCTGTCACAGTGTAGCAATCTTTATCTTTGTTTAAACAGGCATTACATAAACATTGACAACAGCTATCATGATGCCACACTAAGTGATAATTTCTGTTTGGCTATCACACAGTGGCTACGTCGAGGATTACCCCCTGCCAATGTTGTAGATCTCAGTTTAGATTATTTAGATATTGGACGTAGCTTTACCTGGGCCATTCCCGACAGACATTACTACATACATTGCAAATGACTCAACTAATAGAAGACTTTGGCCAATACACCTTGCGTGATGATTGGCGCACTCAGTATTTTAGATATCGTGCAGGTAGACTCAAACACCAGTATTGGTTGGACAATAGAACACGCCAGGACGGAGCAGTAATCGACAGTTATGATCATGCTATAATTCAAAATTGTCAACCGGGTACCACTGTATTTTTTGGCAGTGCAGGATATTATATACGTGATATCTTTCCTGAAGTAGAAGTAATTGAAATGCACCCAGTGGTAAAAACATTTTATCCTGATGCACATATATGTCAAAATCGGCAACAACTATCTGAACTTGTGACATTTAGAGCTGATAATTTTGCAGTAGTAAACAATCGAGCAGACCATTGGGTAACAGTTGATGGAATAACAGAACACATAAGGTGCTATACCAAAATTATGCAGCCGGGCTGTAGATTCTTTTACAGCTTCCGCGACACACAGATACATGTCAATAGACTAAAAGTAGATCTTGAACAACATTTTATTACCTGGGCAAAAAGTTTGGAGCAACTGGGCCTGACGCTGGCCTGGTATTCCGTTGACTTTGAAAAGAAAACGCCTGATGAAAATGGTTGCTATAACATGATGGAAAATCCTGATACCACTAATGGCAATTTGAAATTTTGGTTTGTGTATCAAGGTACACCTTGGGAAATCATTAAATGACACACATTGTTTGTTACACTGGTGGCAGTTGCGGAGATATTATTACTGCTCTGATTGATCCACGTGATGCTGTGTTTAAAGGGTCAGCAGTGATGCATCATGCACATAGGCAACAATTAAAAAAGCCACATTTGTTTGATGGTGATGCTAAACGCAATCAATACTTGCACAATATTGGACAACAATATCTAAGTGTACCTAGTCATGATTTAGAATACCATTTACGACAAGCACATGATTTTATCACTATTGCAGTCACTCCGTCCACAGCCTTGTGGGCCGCTGAACGATTTAGAGCATTGCACAGACCCCATGTCTGGCATGAAATGCAACAGGCATGTGGTGCAACCAGTATTGAAGATTATGCTCAGATCATGATTGATTACAGCAACATGGTAAGACAACACACAAAAAAAGTTATAAATCTAGACTACATACTTGACGGATCAGCCGCAGATATAGTACAATCATACACAGGGCAATCACCGCTGGGGCAAGATTTTTATGCCCAGTGGCTACAACTACAAACATGAAACAAGCTACACTAATAATTCAAGATGAAGTCAATGTCAAAATTGAAGGGCTTGATCTTGAAGTTCGTCGGGCACTGGTAAACAAATTCAAATATGATGTACCATATGCACGGTATTTGCCTGCTGTGAGACTGGGACGATGGGATGGCAAGGTCAGCTACTTTCAAATGGGCGGCAGTACGTATGTAAATCTACTACCTGAAATTATCCCTGTGTTGGAAAAATACAACTACGATATTGAGCTTGACGATCAGAGAACTTATAGTACCACATTTGAATTTAATCTTGCAGTTGAAGATACCTTTGCTGACAAGAAGTGGCCCAAGGGACATGAACGTGAAGGCACCCCCATTGTGTTACGTGACTACCAGGTTGAAATCATCAATAACTTTTTGCAGAATCCGCAGTGCCTGCAAGAAGTGGCCACTGGCGCAGGTAAAACTATCATGACAGCGGCCTTGAGCTGGAACGTAGAGCAGTATGGGCGCAGTGTGGTCATTGTACCAAACAAAAGTCTTGTGACACAAACAGAAAAGGACTATGTGAACATGGGTCTTGATGTAGGTGTTTACTTTGGTGATCGTAAAGACTACAACCGACAACATACTATTTGCACTTGGCAAAGCCTAAACAATCTACTCAAAGACACCAAGTCGGGCAAGGCAGAATTTACCATACAGGACTTCTTGGAGGACGTGGTGTGCGTTATAGTAGATGAAGTACACATGGCCAAGGCAGATGCACTCAAAACACTGCTAACAGGCGTAATGGCTAGAGTGCCTATTCGTTGGGGCTTGACAGGAACTGTGCCAAAAGAGCAGTTTGAATTCCAGGCCATACACGTGGCCCTGGGCCCGGTTATATCAAGACTGGCCGCAAGTGAATTGCAAGACCGCGGCGTGCTAGCCAACTGCCATGTTAATATTGTGCAATTGGTAGATCACGTGGAGTATAAAGACTACCAAAGTGAACTTAAATACTTGCTGGAAGAATCCGGTCGGTTAGACACAATGGCCAGTTTAATACAACAAGTAAACGAAACAGGCAATACCTTGGTCTTGGTAGATCGTACCGAGTGTGGTCGCCAGCTGGTAGAGCGACTGGGGGACAAATCTGTATTTGTATCCGGGGCAACCAAGGCAAAAGACAGACAAGATGAATATGATCAAGTGGCTGATGCAACAGATAAAATCATTGTGGCAACTTATGGAGTGGCTGCTGTTGGTATTAATATTCCCCGCATATTTAATTTGGTGCTTGTGGAGCCCGGTAAAAGTTTTGTTAGAGTTATTCAGTCGATTGGTCGTGGCATACGCAAAGCGGAAGATAAGGACCATGTTCAAATCTGGGACATAACATCAACTTGTAAGTTTGCCAAACGTCACTTGACCAAACGCAAACAGTTCTACAAGGAAGCCAACTACCCTTATACTCAAGAAAAACTTGAGTGGATGAAAACTTGACTTTGCAAATAAAATAGCGTATACTTAACTTATGAAAATTTTAACACTAGATAACACGCCTTACGATTTAGATACGTTGCCCGAGGAAGTGGACGACATGCGTTTTGCTATTTTAGATAACAGCGATCCACAAAATCCCGACTATCATTATATTCCTTTGATCTTTTTAGAGAGTTTTAGTGCACCGGCCCTGGTATTACGCATTGGTGATGATACAATTCGAATGCCCATGGACTGGCAAATTTTAATTGGAGAACCCGACCTAGGCGACTTAGAAGTACTACCTCTTACCAGCATTAATGATCGTGGATTTAAAGTGTTTGAGTTTAACCCGCTATCAAGCTTTAGACCCAGTTTTCCAGATATTGAAATCTTGGATGTGTATCATGAAGTCACGTGGTACGCACCTAAGTTACGCAACGGACAGATGTTGGCGGTGCCAATTGAACATCATTCTAAACCTGCTTGCGTGTACTTTGTAAAAGACATCAGTCGAAATTGCGAAGTAGTTGACTACAGCAAGGCCTGGTAATCATGGAACAATACGAAAAAAGTGGTCCAACACAACAAAACAAACCTGCCCTTGCTAAAGATCCCATGTTGCAGATCAAGGATCAAATGGCCGAACAAGCTTCTCGCATTGACTTCCTTGAACGAGAAGTACGTAGACTCAAATCTCGTCTAGATGATGCAGTGGCAGCAATTAATAAACGCAATGGATAAACTTAGTATACACAATGAAATGGCATGTTTTGATCGTAAGGATCGAGACTTCTATAACTCCCTTACTGACGAAGAACGTAAGAAGTTTTCAAACTTTCTCATGATTCGGTGGGGATCAAGTGTGCAAGGTGGCCGAGAACTGCAAGAATATTATTTGCAAAGTTGTAATCACTATCTCAACAAACACTTTTTTACCATTAACCGACACCCCAAACTGCAATGGTTATGTGCCACAGCAGTGAGTCCAGACTTGGGTGTACAACGGCATCAATGGATATCGGCCAAGAAAAAAGATGATAACAAAGCCAGTGCAGGCACAAAGAAAAAACAACTCATGAATCTGTATCCCAACATGAAGGGCAGTGATGCAGAAACTTTGAGTCGATTGGTAACACAGAAAGAAATCGACGCTTACTTACAAGCGTCTGGCCAAGATAAATGACATATCAGTGTCGATATTGTGAAAAATCCTTTGCAAAAGAAACTAGTCTAGCAGTTCATGTGTGTGAAGCTAAACGCAGGTATCAAGACCAAAACGAAGTGGGAGTGCAGTTAGGCTTGCAGGCCTATTTGCGTTTCTATGAAATCACACAAGGGTCAGCTCGACTAAAAACATTTGATGACTTTGCCAAGAGTCCGTATTACAAAGCATTTGCAAAGTTTGGACGTTACTGTGTGGGTATTCGTGCTGTGAACACACCAAGATTCATTGAGTGGGTGGTTAAACAAAATAAAAAAATTGATCACTGGTGTAGTGATCGTGTTTATACAGAGTATTTGATTGAATACTTGCGTATTGAAAATGTTAGTGATGCTCTGGCAAGAGCAGTTGAACAAAGTATCAATTGGAGTGAAGAAACCAACAATTCC